CACCATCAAAGTCGTCCAAAGGTTTCATGGTTATCGTGTATGAAGGTGTGAAGTAAGGTAAAATCTGTTCGACGCACTGCAACGCATCGTCCTGACCCTTCGCATATATGTTCAACTGGAAGTTGACATTGTAAGGAACGGGAGTGAATACTTGTGTGGACGACCCGAACGTTGATGATGGTATAACACAATTGTTGACTTTTGGCAACTGTCTTTGTGCGTCATATGACATCGAAACAATCTCGAATGACATACGAGGTAACTTAACTGCGACCTGTCGTTCTCCAACTTCACCGTTCTGCATTGCATCAAGACGTGCAAGAAAGTCTCTTTTTGGTGCATAAGAAAGTGGCACTTTCTGTTGACTTATCACTGCGCCTGCGCTATTCTTTCTTACAACGTTTAAGTTGTTGAACAGAGCACCAAACACGGCAACCGCGTTACGGATTCGTTGATGATAAAAATGATTACCAAACATTACTGCGGATCTCCAAACGGATTGGACTCACTGAAGTCTAGGAACCCATCTCCAATCGTGTCGAAGTCTAAGTTCTGAGCACCATCCTGCAAATCTTCTCCTACAGCGGTAGGTGTGACAGTGGTGTTGTTCGTTTGTCCGACAATATTTGCAGTGGTGGTCCACTCTGCATATTCTCCAGTTGTCGAACCACTGTGTGCGACGTAAAGTATTCCTGCGACCCCATCGTATATTGCAACCTCACCACGCATGTCACCTTGATGAATCTCTTCTCCGATGTCAAAGGTGAGACCAGTACCGACAGTCAACTTAGTATGGTATGCCTGTATTTCTTCAATCTCATTGACCTCACCCACGTTAGTGTCAAAGTCTTCATCGTTGTACTCAAAGAGTTCGCAACGCATCTTGAAGACAGGTAGGTTCTTCAACTGATAGAAAGGTTGTTCTGTTTCTACACGAGTGATCTCAAAGTACGACTTCGATAAGGTCAAGTAAATTAGGTCACCTTCGCGTGGACGATAAAATGGGTTTGTTACTGGATCGTTTTCGAAACGTGCGACCTGACTCTGCCACCGTCGACGTGCAACAATAAAGGTTGCCGCGTCACGAATCTCAATACCAAACTTGGTAAACAGATCACCTTCTCCATCAAACCCCTCTGTGTTCTCTACGTACATCTCAATGCGATACGCATTTTCGAAACGAGAAACAGTATCATCCTGAAGGATGCCATCTCGATTTACGATTTCGCGGGGGATGTAGTACACATCCTGACCGTACATCTTCAAAGATTCGATTATGAGATCTTCGTAAAGATTCTGTTCGTTTGCGGTCCCCTGCGTGAAGTAGAGATTAGTTGCCATCTATTACCCCATGAAAAAGTCTGGTGGTGACTCGTGCTCAAGACGCATCTTCTCTTCTAGTCTTTGAAGCTCCGCTGTCGCATCGTCGTATATTTGTCGACCATTCATTGTAACACCGCCAGGCAACTGTACGCCCTCGAACTTCATGAGGTTTGCACCCCACTGTTGTTTGATGGATTGGGTTGCGTAGTCTCTAAGGAATATGTCGTTCCAGATGTTATACGTATCACCGTCGACTTCTTGTAAACACTCTGCGATAATATACTCATCTAATATTACGTCCTGATCTTCGAAACTACCATGTAGATAAAGTCGTCCTTGATTTCGAGAGAACGTGGTCAGTGGTTGACCCTCAAGAATATTGTCAAGGAAATCTAAGTATTGTTCTAACTGATAGTAGTAAGACATACCACCAGCAAACTGCATGAAGTCTCCCAGACTGTTTAACATCATCTGATACTTGATATCAAACATGTTGATTGATGAAAACGTTCTATTCAGTGGGAATATTTTGGTGACAAATGGTATGTCTGAATTAATAGAGATGTACCCATTGTCAATATCAGTCTGCGTTACTTGATGTTTTAAGAAAATACGAACAAGCGCATCATCGTGAAACTCACGATACATCGCTAACGAATCATCAATACGGTCCTCGATCTGATCCACGTCAACGTTAATTTCTATTACCGGTTGACCTAGACGACGAAGACAATAGTCAATGAGTGTCTGTCTTGATGTTGGCGCTGCCATTTAATATCTCCAATTAGTTCTGCTATTTATGCACCCCACAGGATCGCACCTGCGGAGTCATAAATGATGAGAGCATTTCCTAGTCTGTCAAAGAAACCAACTTCTGCTCTCACTGAGTCAGCAGTCAAAGATGCATCTCTGATTAAAATATCGTTAGTTGTCGAGTCACCTCGATCTGTAACATCCTGAAGGTCATCGACTTCTGTTGCAGCAAGTGACGCAAAGGTTCTTTGTGCAACACTGTCATCTGCGGTTAAAACGAGTACGGTGGTAGTGTCGTTGTTTGTTGGTAGATTCGGAGTAATAATACCCGCCTTAAAGGTAAGAGTATTGTCGGTTGAATCACCACGATCTGTCACCGACTGTAGTGTGTCGTTACCTAGACCAGCTTCGTCTGTAAGATCCGCAAACGTTCTAACACCAACACTGTCTGTCAGTAAGTTCTTAACAAGAAGTTGGGTTGTTGTGTCGTCACTGTCTGCACGTGACAATATCAATCCACCTATAGTGATACTTCGAGTTGTTGAATCACCACGGTCTGTTACTATCTGTAAAGTGTCTGCACCGATACCTGCTTCAGTTGCAAGTGATACAAACGTTCTCTTACCAACACTATCGGTTGTTTCATTCAACACCAATAGAACATCGGTGTCAGAGTCGGAGTCTACCTGAGTAATCGACAACCCACCCGCTTGAATTTGATCACCCTGTGATACTAAACCAGCATCTTCTGCGAGAGACTGGAACGATCGTTTACCTACACTATCCGTGGTTTCATTCAAGACAAGTAGTATTGTTGTATCCGAATCACTGTCTACCTGACTAATGGTCAAACCACCCGCAGAAATGTCATCACCGTCAGCGATTAAACCAGCATCATCAGCGAGGTCTCCAAATGCACGGATACCTACGGAATCTGTAGCAAGGTTCAAAACAAGAACTTGGTTTGTGTCCGAATCAGAATCTACGGTTGTAATCGACAAACCACCAGCACTGATTGCATCTCCTTGACTTACCAAACCTGCATCGGAAGCAAGAGATTGGAAAGATCTTTTTTGAACACTGTCTGTTGTCTCATCTAAGACAAGAACCGTTGTTGAAGTGGCATCACTCTCTACAGCGGTCAGTGTTAAGCCACTTAAACTTGCCGCATCTCCGTCTCGAAGTAATCCCGCTTCATCCGCCAAAGAACTGAATGTTCTTACACCTACACTGTCTGTAAGTAAGTTGCGTACCAGTAGTTCTGTGGTAGTCGCATCACTGTCCGCTTGAGTAAGTACCAACCCACCAATTGTAATTGCAAGACTCGTTGAGTCACCACGTGCGGTTATCGTTTGTAATGTGTCCGCACTGACCTCTGCTAAAGACGCAAAGGATCGAATACCAACCGAATCGGTATCCTGATCTTTTACCAAGACAAGTGTTGTGGTTGGATTACTATCCGCGACTGTCAGTTGCAGTCCACCTGCGGATATTGGATCACCCTGAGATATTAAACCAGCATCATCAGCAAGAGATTGGAAAGTTCTCTTACCAACACTATCGGTCGTTTCATTGATTACAAGGATTACATTAGTGTCTGGATCACTATCCACAGCAGTCAACGACAGACCACTTAAACTCGCTACATCTCCGTCACTCAAAAGACCCGCTTCGTCTGCGAGTGATCCAAATGACCTTATACCTACACTGTCGGTTGCAAGATTACGAACAAGAATCTGAGTTCCTGAGTCGACACTATCCGCCTTTGTTAGTATCAATCCTCCAATGGTGATACCTCTATCTGTAGAGTCACCACGATTAGTAACGGATTGTAAAGTGTCAACCCCTAGTCCACTATCACCCAGTAGTTCACGAATACTAATGACACCAACTTCATTCGCAGTATTGGGACTTACGATTGCAAGTACGTGTCTTTCGTTTCCACCAATAACAGAATCTAGTGTACCAGCACCAAAGTCTAACTGATCAAGGGTGATCGACTTTGAAAAGAATCGAGTTCCATCTGCGGCAGATAAAAGAATACCACCACTGTCTGAAGGCAAACCTAGATTGGGTTCTGCCTGATCCAGACTGAGGAAAGTTGTACGGTCTGAGTCGAGACGCGTAAACGCTCTTACTCTTACCTTCCCACTAAGTTGTGATAATCCTTTCGTCGCCATCTAATTAACCGTTCAATGCCTGTAAGAACGAGAAGATAAAGTTCACATCACTGTCAGATGTGTCCTCTGTAAATGCTCGCATTTTGTTGTTTTGTTCTACAATGAGTTTACCAGTAACGAGACCCGCAGCGTCATTTGGTTGCACATCAAAATTCTTTACAACATTAGTCGCAACGTCTGTCGTTGTGTCATAATGTTGGAAAGTCACTTGATGCACGTCCGTCTCAGATGTGTTTGCGGCTTGCGCCATCAACACAACACATGTGATGCCATTCGGAGTTGTATAGATGACATCACTATCACCGATAAATCCGCCTGGCGGTTTAGAGACTAACTTCGCAGTTCTCGTTTTAAATTCATTTAATGGGATTGCCATTTTTAACCCTCAAGTGCTAAGATGTATGGTGTTAGAATTTCGAACAGGGATCGTTCAAAGGTTTCACCCTCGATACGTCCCTCTGCTCTGTTGATTGTCAAGTCTGCACCAATTCGGAAATCTCCTAACTGATCCGTACTTGTGAATACCACGAGACCTTCTTGTGTCGCTGAGTCAAACTTGACCTCTCGATCGCGACTTGGAATACCACCGTTCTGAGGAATCGCAGTAAATGTGTTTGTACCTGAACCCACATACTCAAACGTGTGAGATGAGGTTGTGATCTGTGATCGTTGATGGAAGTTTACAGTCTGACCACCTGCCTTTGCAACGTTCATTGGTGGTTGCATAGTAAGATCGTACACGCCTGGCGATACTGAATCAACACCCACAATCGTGTAATAGAAATCTTC